GCCCGTACGTGTCGTCTGAGTTGAAATACTTCGTGGCGGTCTCTGCTTCAAAGTGCCTGCCAGTATAAGCGTCAATCACACCCGCAGCCCGCGTTAGTAGGTCGCTAAGCAGATTATCATCGCCCTCCGTGGTGATGCCTAAATAATCCTTCAGGTTGGATAGGTTCGCGTATGCCATTACTTCACCGCTTTAACCTTGCTTTTAGGCTTCATGACCACTTTTACAGCCGGCTCTACTGCATATGTAATAAACCCGCAGCGCATGTAATCATCCACATATTCCTCAGGCATGTCAGCAGTCGCGCCCTCTTTATATGGCACGGACTTTCCGCCTATGTTAGCCACGAACTCGCGCATAACATAAATCTTGATAGACTCACTCATATTTTCACCTCTCTCAAACGGGATCAACACATCGCCATCCGGCTTTATATGCCCGCAAATAACGTCAAATCTGCAAATCTGCTTGAAGCCGTTCCTCATACAATCAGCGGCAAACGGCATATCCGGGCTCGGATGCCCGCCGATTTCACTCCGCCTCATGTCTACCTTTTCCAACACCTTGCGCCGGATTAACGTGCAGCCAAAACCGGAGCCGCTCACTTCAATCCAACCTTGTGCTTTTGCCTTCTTCACAATCTCAGGAAATAGGCTCAAGCTCATGTCCGGCCACCTGGAAGAAACTGCCCGACAAGCATTCAGCACCGGCTTTACGTGGCGAAACAGATAAAGCCCATAAACTACGTCCGCATCCGTTGCCAGCATTTTCACCAGAGCGTCTTCAGGAATTGTCATGTCATGTTCAACAATGAACAGATAATCGTAATCGCCGGATAACATTTTCTGCCTTGCATAGCGATACTGATACAGCGTATTCTCGTGATCCTGCTTACTGTTTCCGGTTATCTCGCTCGGATTGTTTGTGCTTATCTCAATTTCAAGCTCAACCCCGTCTGGAATCTTGAGCGCATCAATGCTCGCTTTTGTTTCAGCGTGCAAAGCTAATTCACCGTCGGATATTTTGTAGGTAGGGCAGAACAATAGTATTTTCATCTTTTGTACTCATGCCCTTCCAACCCAAGATTGACAAACGGGTTCAGGCTATAAATATTGCAGCCATAAACCTCTTTCAACCTATCCCTCAATGCGATTGTCTGCGGCTCAATAACCGCCAGGAATTCGCGATAGAATTGCGCGCCGTGAGGGGATTCCGCATAGCCAGTAATGTTTGCTTTCCCATCCAAAGTTCCGCAGTCGTGCCCGATCAGGATGATGTTCGCGGCCCCCATGTAAGCGGCAATATGAATCGCGCTGGTTATCGTGGAGTAGGAAACAACGATCTTATCCGTTCCTACCACGCTCAAATCAATCTTTTCCAGATTATTATCCAGATGCTCGAACACATAATCCGCGCCCTCGTTTTTGGCGTATTTCAGCGTTCCGCAATTGTGCGCGCTGGTTATCAGCTTGAAGCCGAAGTTGTAAGCCGCCGCAATAGCCGCTTGCAGATGGACGGCATCTTTTCGTACAACGTAATCGAGGTTGTAGAAGTTCTTGTAAACCTCATTCACCCCAATCGCGATTTTGTTATTAAAGAACGTAGGGTCAATAAAACCGGCAGAGGCACCGGAAGCCACAACATAAATGTCATGTCCCTCATGGATGTTTTTCAATTCCCCAATTGGTCTCACAGCACCTCTGCCTTTTTAGTTAGTCAGCGGTTAGGCTGATGGGTGGGTTGCGTACTGGAATGCCTCTGCCTGCAAGACTTCGCAGCCGAAGCGATAGGTTGCCAAAATACCAACCTGACCGTTGTCAGCATAGAGTTCATTCAGGCGGCGCACACGAAGCCCCCTGTTCGTTACAAAGCCCATGTAGTTGAAATTGCCGAACAGCAGGGACTTAGCCGATGCAGTAACACCAGCCGCGTTGCTGTTTAGGATCACCGGATAGCCTTCCAGAGTTGGACCATCCACGGTGCCGCTCATGCGAGCCAAGCCGCTGGTGAAAATGAACTGGTTGCCGGACAAGCCCTTCAGGTAGAACCAGGTCGCCGGGTCCATGACCCATGCAGCCCCGTTGTGATAGGGTGATCCAAGTTTGCCCATCAATTCTGGGATTTCGCCTGGCCCAATTGCAGTAGCATAGTCAAGCGTCAAGCCAGCCGTGCCGCCTACAAACGCACCCTGCGGTTGGGTTGAACCTGCGCCTATCAGGGTGTAGTAGTTTTCGGTGTCAGCCAAAGCGCGACCGAGAGCATTCGTCAGGAACGCCTCTAAGTTGGCGTTGTCGTCTTCAAGCAACTCCTCTGACACTTTGATCAGTTTGTTGAACTTGTAAACTACAACGTCACTCTGCGCGAAAGTTGGCTCTTCTTCAGCCGCTGAAATAGCGCCCTCTTCAGCAACGAGGCTGAATTTAGCCAGGCTGCCATTCTCGGTTGGGAAGTTATACTTGTCGCGGTTAGTGGTAACCCGCATCAAGCCGAGCTTGCTGATGATTGATTCCTCATCGCGCTTTGCGATAATGGAACCGTACTCGTCATCAGGAACTAAAAAGCCGCCCTCTGTGGTCGTGCCTTCCTGCAACGCGGCTTTCGACGCTTTGCGCAGATCGTTGGACTCGCCAGTCCGTACATAGTGCCAGAAGGATTTTGTGTAATCCTTTTCGCCCAATTCACCAATTACAGCAGGTGCTTTCACAGTTTTCTCTCCTCGCTCGATTCCCGGCTCTGCTTTCAGTTCGTCAATGATTGACTTGCGGATTTCATCAGCCATAGCCTTGATATCCACTTTAGGCTCTTCAGCCTTTACTTCGTTTTCGACGATATTTTCGTCCATTTTATTTTCCTCCTCAGGAATTGTTGAAATTGATTTTTGTTCAGCTTCAACCGATTCCTCGACCGCATCCACCGCTGATCCCTCAGCCTCTGGGATTGCCTCCGCGATTACTTCGGCTTTTGCTTCGATAACGGCAAAATCATTTGCCGGTTTTCGCCATTCATTCATGTCAAACAGCGCCAGTTCCCCAACCGGCCACACGTCAATCAAGCCGCCTGCGCTTTTGCGTACCAGGTGGTTCACCGCCCCGCTCGATGCGCGCAACTTCTCAATACCCGCGTCCAGCAAGCGCTTTGCCAGCGGCTCGCTCTCGTCCAGCATCGGCTCAAACCAATGCCCGCGTGAGTCCTTGCCTGTGTAGACCGCCCGCCCGATCAGAGCCGGTTTTTCCTGCTTCTTTCCCGGCTCTTCCGGGTCAAAGCCATGATAGTAGGTCAGATTGACGTAATCGCCGGATTTCAGCCAGATTTCAGTCTGCTCATGGAACGCTTCGCCGTCTGCATCGCGCCCTTGCAACTGCCCGCTGTAAGGTACGCCAAGCACGCGCCAGCCCGGGTCAACGTACTCCGAGTCCGCCTTCATGCGCTTTTCAGCATCCACTTCCAGCGGTTCAATAACAGCATTAGGAACTTGTATCTTGATTGCTAATTTATCCGGCATTCTTCACCTCTTGATTCAATGCGTTAGTAATATTCCTGATAATTTCCGGTCGCTTTACATCCAGCGCGCCCTTCTCAGTAATCCAGCCGCTCCACTTATGCCGCGTTACCTGACTATCCCAACCCTGCACCATGTCTGCATAACTCATATTATTTGTGACAGTCGAAGTGAAGCCATCCATACTGCTGCTTACCGCCCAACTGTTCGCGAGTTTCCGCGTCCGCTTGTACGGCACGGATATCATCCCGTGATTGAGACGGTAGAAAAATCCGCGCCTCACACGATCGTCTGTCTTAATCAGCGGATTAGGCGAGTAGACTTTGCTCGGATACTTCCGCAAATAGCGCTGCAACATTACACCCTGCTGCGCTATTACCGCCCGTACTCTGTTCAGCTTCGCCAGCGTGTCCAGCTTTGCGACCAACTCCGCCGCCCCTTCAACCGTAACAGAAAAAGCCATTAGGGCTGCTCCTTCGGGAACTCCCAACCAACCCCGCACCTGCATCTTGGATGCGCCGGTGGGTAATCGCCGCTGTTCAAAATCGGCTTCTCGTTGCGCGGATTGCATATCGGGCAAACACGCTCGTCATTTGCCGTCATCCAGATCGGGATCATGCGCTGCCCCGTCTCTCGCTCCAACTGTTCTACATACGCGCGCTCGCCTTCAACTACCGCCCGCGTCGTCTCGGTCACGGCAATCATCTCAGCCCGAACAGGTGAGTGTAAGGCTGCAGACGT